AACTTAAAGACTATCCTAACCAGGCTGCATATATTGAAGCGGTTAAAAAGTGGAACGCTTTAAATCCGCCTGCATCTGGTACGCAGTCAATGCCAGATGTTCAGACTGTTGAAACCAAACCAATTCAACAGAATGTTATTTCTCAGGCAGAAGAGCGCAATAACTGGCAGGCATTTGGCGATGGCAGTTTTAATATTCAAGAAGGTAATGTTGCTGTAGGGGAAACCCCATTTGTTACATTTAAGGCAAAAGAAGGGGAAGCGCCAAGCGTAGTAGTTATCCTTCCTGTTGCTGGAAAACCTGGTTCTTATCAAGTTATTAGTCGTGAAGTATTATTGGACCAATTGGTAAAAAGTATCCTTCGTGACCCAAACAATGTTAAGTACTGGAAATCTCAACTAAAAGATTACTATACCTCTGAAGATGCTTTTCAACGTTCTTTATCAGGTGGACCAGTATTAGATAAAGATACGGAATTTACAAAGGCTTTAAGAAAAGCACTTAATGAAATTGCCGTTGATAACGTAAGCCGCGCTTCAGAAAACTTCAAGGCTGGAACTCTTAATACTACTGGTTTCTATGATATTAATTCCTGGATTCAAAGTAGAACTCCTATACCAGGACGGCAAAGCACTAGTACATCTACAAGAAATTTTACGCTAGAAGCAGATGCTATTGCAGACTTTATGCGTGAAGTTCAAATACAAGTTGGTGACCCAGCCCTTGTTGATAATGTAAAAGATTTGGCTCAAGCATATTGGGAAAAAGTACATTCTGAAGAATTAAAACGTATGGGTAAAAGCACTTCAGTATATGACCCAATTACGGGCAGAACTGTTACTACATCAACTGGCTATCAAATGCCAACAGAGCAATTGCTTAAAGAGTGGCGTATTAACTTTATTACTAAAGGCGCTATTGGTAAAGACAATAAAGTAATTAGTACTGGTATTCGCAATGTAGATATGCTTAAACTACAAGATTCTGGTGGAGACCTTGGTGATAACTATACCAAACTTAAAGGTTTTGCTTTTGATTATGGTGTACGTCTTAGTGATGAAGAATTAAAAAGAAAAGCAGCAGAGGCTGCTATTGCAGGCGGTTCTATAGAAGAACAAAAAAGAACCATTCAGTTGGCTGCTCGTTTAAAGTACCCATCTCTTGCTCCGTATATTGAAGGTGGTCTTAAGGCATCTGATATTGCTAGTCAGTTTATTAAAAAGAAAACCGATGTATTGGAACTAGCGGAAGGCGCTGTAGATATTTTTGACACAGATGTACAGGCTGCTATGACTAGTGACAAACTAATGAGTGATTATGACTATGAATTACGACTTCGTTCTAATCCAGCCTGGAGAAAGACTAGAGCAGCCAATGAAGGTGCTGCTGGATTCCTAGATAGCATTCTTAAGATGTGGGGGAAGGTAGGCTAATGGCTAGATACTACGAAGATTATGATGTTCCTTCTGTTCGTGCAATGTCTGATGCCGCTGCTGATGCTGCTGAAAGACAAAGAATTAGACAAATGCAAGAAGTTGCAAAAAGCACTCAACCAGTAGTAGGACTTGGTGCTTCTTTAGCAGCGCTTCAAAGGTCTATAGATGAAAGCAAGGCTGTTTCTGTACAGCAGACAGCATCACTTGCTGAATCCCAATTTGATGTAGGTCTTGCTGCTGAGGCACAAATTCAAGCAAGAGCAGATGCAGAAAAGATTGCTGCTGAAACTGGCGCAAAAATAGACCCTAATACTGGAAAAATTACGCCACCCTCTACTTCTACTTTTCCTAAAGCGGGAACTATTCTTCGTTACCGTGCAAGTAGGGCTGGCTTTAGAATTCCTATTATTGCTGACGGCAAAGGTGGAGAATACGAAGGCACTGAAGAAAAAGACCCAGACTATAAACCTGGTGGCGGTGGCAATCAATTTGTAGAATATGAATATAATAAAGATTTTACTAAACGCCGCGCTAAGTATTTCAATTCTGCTACTGGTCAGTTTACCTATGGTGAGTGGGAAGATGTTCCCAAAACTAAAGAAGATTATGATAAAGAACAGGCAGCCGCTTCCGCTGCTGCTGCTGCGTTGCAAGAAAAACGTGACGCATTTTCTCTTATTGAAGCAACAATGCGTTCGTATGGTTTTACAGAATCTGAATTAAATGAGATTATTAAGTTTATTCAGAATGGTCTTATTGACCCTAATATGGGTCCTAATCAATTAACACTAGCACTACGCCAATTACCTGCTTATAAGGCTAGATTTTTTGGCAATGAAGAACGGCGTGCACGTGGGCTTAATACGCTTTCTGAGGCTGAATATTTGCAACAAGAACAAGATTATTCAGCAACATTTAGACAGCGTGGATTACAAAGATTTGCTACACGTGGTCAGTTTGCAACTCTTATTGGTAATGATATTTCTAATACAGAAGTTGGGAAACGCATTGATATTGCTGTTGAACGTGTTCAATATGGCGACCCACAAGTTCTTAAACAACTTAAAACTTACTACAATATTACAGAAACTGATATTGCAGCCTATTATTTAAATCCTAAAGAAGTTCTTCCAGAACTAGAAGCCAAGACAACTACTGCCGAAATTGGTTCTGCCGCTGTGCAGTATGGTCTAAGTGCAGAGCGTGAAAGAGCAGAAGGATTAAGAGCCTTTGGTGTGGACCTTACTAAAGCAAGGGCTGGTTACGGATTAATTTCTGAACGCCTTCCTAGGACACAACAACTATCTGATATTTATAGACAATCGGGTATTACTTATACTCAAACAACAGCAGAAGAAGAAGAATTTAAAGGAACTGCTTCTGCTAAACGCGCAAGAGAAAGACTTAAAGAACTAGAAATTGGTTCTTTTATAGGTACTAGCGGTGTAGGTAGAACTTCCTTAGGTAAAGGAACTGCTGGACTAATTTAGAATCCTGACGTGGACCGACCAGCCCCACGCAGTGTATAAGACTGGTAGCAAGAGCCAGACTACTTTCCCCTGGGTAGCACTGTGGCTTGCGACTAACTACAAATAGAAAGGGTGGTTGCTATGAGCAACAACTACTGGGATGACGACGACGAAGACCAAAATATACCTGACCATCAACTGTCTGGTGATGACTTAGTTAAGAAACTAAGAAAAGCCAAACGTGCCGATGAGAAGCGTATTAAGGAACTTACTGAGCAACTTGAGGGTTTAACCAAGGCGCAACGTGAGCGTACTGTCAAAGAAGTCCTAGAAAACAAAGGCATTAACGCTAAGGCTGCACGTCTTATCTTGAAAGATTTGGATGAAGTAACAGAGGAATCTCTGAATATGTGGCTCCACGAAAATGGAGACTTAATTGGCTATCAACCAGAACAACAAGATGAAAGACAGAAGCAAAATCTTGCAGCATTACGTCAACAAGACATAGTAACGCAGGGTGGTGTTATGCCTGATAGAACAGATGAACTATCAATGAAACTGGACAATGCGCAAAGTGCAGATGAGTTGTTAGCGTTTCTCCGTTCTCAGTCCTAATTTCCGTTCATAGTCACTGGAGGTGACGCAAAAATGGCTGACGCATATGTCACCACTGGTTCTGCTTCTTTAGGTGGAACCGCAGGTGCTGCAGGTCTAGTCCAGAAGGCATACGACCGCCTTCTTGAGTTTGCGCTTCGCTCTGAACCACTCGTTCGTTCAGTCGCAGATAAGCGCCCTGCTCGCCAGGCAATCCCAGGTTCAACCGTTGTTCTACAACGTTATGTTGACCTAACCGCAGCAACTACCGCTCTCACGGAAGATGCTGACCCAGATGCAGTAGCAATGTCTACTCCGACATCTGTAACCATTACTCTCAATGAGTATGGTAATTCAGTACTCGTTACTCGTGCGTTGGAACTCTTCAGCCTTGCTGATGTAGACCCAGCAATCGCTAACATTATTGCTTACAACCTTGCTGATTCTATTGACAAGGTTGCAATGGCAACACTCCGCGCTGGTACCAACGTAATCTACGCAGGTTCTACCGCTACTTCTACAGCAACAATCACTGCTGCTGCAACTCTCGCTTCTTCTAACATCCGCAAGGCTGTTGCTAAGTTGCGTGCAAACAATGCTAAGG